GATTTGGAGGAACCGATAGGGGATCAGAGGATCCGATACCTGAAGAGTCTCTGCGTCACCAGCAAGAATCTCATCAACGACGAGGCGGCTGAGCAGATCCTCTCCGACAAGGGCATGTGGGAGGAGGTGACCGAAGTCGTCCGGGTGCCCGATCAGAGCCGGATCCAGGCTGCCTACTACGACAACCGCATCACCGACGACGAACTGGCCCGCATGTTCCCGGCGGTCACCTCCTACCGTTTCTTCCTCCTGGACGAGGATGAGAAGCCGGTGCGAGCATGAGCGACCTGCTCCGAGCCTTCGGGCCGCTCCAGGACGAGTACTACCCCGGCTCCAAGCGCAAGCGCCGGGAGTCTCAGGAGATGCGTCACGATCGGCTGGTGGAGGAACGCCGGCTGGCCCGTGAGGACGAGTCCTGGGACGCCCACCCCGTGGAGGTCTACATCAAGGGCGTCAAGTACGAAATGTTCCGGGTCGGGGCGCTCGCCAAGGCCCTGAACAGGGATTCTGTGACGATCCGGGCCTGGATGCGGAAGGGCTGGCTACCCCGCAACAGCTATCAGACCACAGCCAAGATGGGCACCATGGGCAACGCAGGACTGCGGCTGTGGACCCGTGCCCAGATCGAGGGCATCGCCAGGATCGCCCAGGAGGAGGGCCTGATGGAGTGGCGCGACCGCCCGCCCAAGCCAACAGACACCAACTTCACGGCCCGTGTCGTTGCCGCCTGGAGGTCATGGCGATGAAGCTCTCCAAGCAGATCCGCTATACCGTGCGGGTCCGCGACTACGAGATCGTCCAGGTTGAGGTAGGCGCCGAAGCTGACCACCATGACCTGGGCTGGTCCGACGAGGACTGGGCCGCTCTACGGGAGACCCGGCCCTCCTGGACCGACCAGCTTGAGTTACTGGTTATCACCGAAGTGGAAAAACTAGCCCGAGAGGAACTGCAAATAATCGCCGGCTGGTCTGAGATCAGCCCCAACCTGGCCGAAGACTTCCTGCACTCTGCACCCCTGTCATCTGCATCAACACAAAGGAGCCAACATGGCACAGCCAAGAAGAAGGCTGGTTCGACCCCGTCCAGCCGAAGAGTACGACGAAGCCCCAGTCGAACCCCAACCCCAACGCCGCCTGCGGCGTGAGCAGCCCGAGCCGGCCAAGACCCGACGGGCGCCGGTTCATGACGGGGCTGACGACGATCGCGGCCTGGCCGTAGCCAAGGGCTGGGGCGGCTATCGCCGCACCAAGGCCAACGCCCCCAGCCAGTTCACCAAGCTGTTCAAGGTCGAAGACACCGAGAAGCTCATGATGTTCCTGGAAGACGGCCCCTATGCCAGCTTCCTCATGCACTGGTGCGAGTGGATGCCCAGGGGCAGCCGGCTCAGCTATGTGTGTCTCCAGGACAACTGCCCCCTGGACGATGTCGACCCGAAGCCTGGTGCTCGTGTCCGTTTCAACATCCTGGATTGCAGCGGTGACACCCCCATCCTGGTGACATTTGAATGCGGTGTCTCGGTCACTGAGGCCCTGGAGGAGTATTCTCAAGACGAGCCACTGAGTGGTCGGTACTTCGCTGCCGCCATGAGGGGGCCGAAAAATAGCCGCCGCACTCAGATTCGTCCCATAAAGATCCGAGACCTCGCAGAGGACTGGGATTTTGAAGCGTTGTCCGAAGAGGAAATCGCCAAGTTTGACGACCGCCTCTGGGACGACACCGACCTCGACGTTGCAACCAGGGCAGAGCTACAAAAAGTGGCCGACGCCTTTTCGGACTAGGGGTCCGAACGGTGGTGCCGGGTAGACCCGCTGCCGTGTCGGAAAGGGAAGGGGACCGGACCCACCCCCGGTCTCCTTCCTCCACCCCTGAAAAAGGCAGCCCCATCAAGGCCATTCTCACCCTGGGCGAACTAGAAGAAGTGGTCGCTACCTACCTGAAGTTCTCTGAGTTCGCCTTCGATGTCGAGACCAATGCTGGCCGGAAGGTCCGCATGCTGCAATCCATCGGCCCCAAGACGCTGTCAAGGTATGCGAGACAGGCTCCCCCCTGCCCTTCCTGTGGTCGACCCATCCCGCCACGGCGGCGCATCTACTGCTCCGACGTGTGCCGAAGCGCAGCGGGTAAGGACAAGCCGGCCTTGGACCCCCAGACCAACCATGTGTGGTGTGTCTCACTGGCTGGTCCGGGGGTGTCCCACGTCATTCCCATGGGGCACCCAGACCCACGCCAGCAACTGAATCGCACCGAAGTCTTCGCGGCCCTCAAGCCTCTGTTCTTCAGCGACAGAGTGAAGATCAACCAGAACGTCGGTTTCGATCTGCTATCTATCGCCAAGTACTACGGGGAAATACCCCCACCTCCCTATGGCGATGTTATGACCATGATTTTTCTGATCAACGAGAACCTCCAAGCCTACAACCTAGAGGCTCTTGCCAAGCACTACATCGGATTCACCTACGCCGAGAAACTGGGTGAGAAGGCGTACAAGGTCGAATGGCGGCGAGCCATCAAGTACTCGATCATCGACGCCAAGATGGCCTGGATGCTGTGGTGGAAGCTCCATCACGTCATGGAGGAGAAACCCAGGCTGGGCACGCTCTTCGATCTGGAGATGCAGGTGCTTCGGGTACTACTCCACATGCGCCAGCAGGGGGCTTGCGTCGATGTCAAAGGGTTTGAGGAGCTACGGCCCAAGCTGGAGGCCCAGCGGGATGCCATCGAGTCCGACATCAAGGCCTTGGTGGGTCACGAGATCAACCTGAACAGCGGCAAACAACTGGGGAACTGGCTCTACGACGAAGTGGGCCTGCCCTGCACTGTTATCACCGAGACCGGCCAGCGTTCCACTGCTGCGCCCACCCTCAAGGCTCTGGCGCGTCGGCACAAGGAGCCTCGCCGGCTCCTGGAGTACAAGGATGTGACCAAGCTGCTGAACACCTACGTGGCTGGATTCATCCCCGCCATCGACAACGACAGCCGAATCCGGGCCAGCTTCAACCAAGCTGTAGCCCGCACGGGCCGGCTCTCGTGCAGCCAGCCCAACCTCCAGAACATCCCCGCCAGGTATAAGGAGACCGTCGAGGCCACGCTGATACGCCGGCTGTTCGTGGCGCCGCCTGACCGAGTGCTGATCGTGGCCGACTACAGCCAGATCGAGCTACGGATCCTGGCCCATCAGACCAGGGACCGGCTACTCCTCTACGCCTACAAGCACGGCCTTGACCTGCACACTCAGACGGCCAGCCTGATCTACAAGGTGCCCCAAGACAAGGTCACCGTCGAGCAGCGAGCCATTGCCAAGAACTGCAACTTCAACTTCGCCTTTGAGGGCCGCGCTGGTCGGGTGGTCGACCTGTCAGGCATTCCCCTGCGAGAGGCCGAGAAGGTCTACGACGCCTGGCACAAGGCATACCCCGGCGTCAGGAAGTGGGGGGCTGTGACCAAGCGGTTCTGCCTGCAAAACGGCTACGTCGAGACCCTCTACGGGCGCAAGCGCCGGCTCAAGGACATCTCGTCAGGGAACCCTGGAGACCGCAGCTACGCCGAACGCCAGGCTGTCAACCACCCCATCCAGGGGAGTGCCGCCGACATCGCCAAGGTCGCCATCGTCCGGGTCCACGAGGCCCTGCGGGAGTTCCACGCCGCCCTGGTGCTCCAGATCCACGATGAGTTCGTGATCGAGTGCGACGCCGCGGAGGTGGACGACGCCATACCGTTCATCAGGGAGGCTATGGAAAACATCCGCCTAGGGGATCGCCCGGTCCTAGACGTACCCCTGGAGGTCAACATCGGTGTCGGTGCGAACTGGAGTGAGGCCAAATGAGTCAGACATGCACCAAATGCGGTCACGCCGCCGAGCTACACAGCAAGCGGGGCTGTTCAGCCACGGTCGGGGCATTGGAGTGCAAGTGCTATCGCTTCAGTTCCCAGAATCTCCATAATCTTCGCCCCGACCTCTTCCATGATCGGCGGGAGGAAGAGGATGAGTAGCGACATCGGGTGGTGGGAGCGAGCACTGGGGGGAGTCAGGAAGCCGGCCACAGCGCCGCCGCCCCCCTCCCAGCCCATCGGGTACCCCCAGAAGGCTGTCCGGTGGCAGCCCCAGTACCCCCCGACCGGACCGCGCCAGGAGGTGACTGAGCAAGTCCAGCCGGGAGGCGAGACCGACGATAACTGGCACCGGGTCAACCGCCAGGGATTCGTAGAAAAGGCGCCCAGCAGCCTGGGCACGTCGGGACGATGCCCCCGCTGCAACGGGTCCAGCTTCTTCCGGCGCAAGACTGGTCAGTTTGAGGCGGCGCCGCTCTGCGTGGACTGTGGGTACAACGGTGACCTGTTTGAGCAATCGGGCACCCTGCTCAACTCCATCGGCATGAAGTCGTCGGGACCGACCCAGTTCGCCCGCAGCGATAACGCTGAGGGGGCCAGCCAGTTCGGGGTCGACGCCAGCCTCAGTGGCACCGACTTCAACTGGAGCAACGTGAGATGACCGCCCCACGTTTGTCGGTCCTGTCGCGGATTACGAGACTCGCCGCTCCCGATGCCGGTTACCCGGACTTAGTCGGGGCATGGTGGCCTAGGACCATGCGGGCTAACTACCGCGCTGGACCCAACATAGCCAGATAGGAGAAGCCATGCCCAGACAACTGGTGCGTCAAAGTCCCAACGGTATGTCAGCAGAGGCGGCTGAGGAGTACACAGCCAGCCTGGGACAGATTGGAGCCGGGTTCTGGCGGCAGATCCACTGGGCCGACCAGCAAGGTGTGCCTGAGGCCCTGGGCGTGGGTCTGACTGAGTGGGTCACTGACCGGTTGGGTGGCTATGTACGCCTCAGTATGGAAGACCGCACCGAAGCGATCTTGGAGCTACACGAACTGGGGTTGTCGAACCGGAAGATCGCAGCGATCCTGGGAGTGAGTGAGCCAACGGTTCGGAGAGTGATGAGTGCGTCAAATGACGCACCAGAGCTAGAAGATGCCAGTAATGACAGGGATGATTCTGAAGACGATGCGTCAAATGACGCAGAGGAGGACGAGGACGAGGACGAGGACGAGGAGGATGATTGGGAAGGGGACGCTGAAACCGCTCAGTTTGAAGAGGAGTTAGCTGAGGATCCCGAGATTGAGGCTGGTGTCTTCCATGCCAACCTGCTGAAGGGGTTTGAGGCTGCCCACAAGAAAATCTATATCGCTTCACCGGAACGCATCGCAGAGGTGGCCTCTGTCCTACCGGCCTTATACGACGATGTCATGCGGGAACTTGACAACATGGAGGCTTGGACAACCGCTGTCAGAAAATGTCTCCAACCTACCAGGAGAGTAAGGAGATTTAAATGACGAAGTGGTTCTGGGACAGTCATTACGAACAGTATGTCGATCAGATCAAGGTATCACCCAGAGTTGACATAGATCGACTGACTGAGATTGCCACCAATGACCTCCTGGTATCCATGAAGGAACGTGATCCCAACGCGATTACTTTCGCCGAGCCGCTTATTCGTGCTGGAGTTCGCAGCCACTTTAAGGGACTGAAGCGTAACGCTGACAAGGTCAGAGTAATCCTTCCACCAACGGATGCCACAGAAAAACCAGTCAAGAGCAGAGGCGGACTTGTTTACACATCTCCTCAGGTTGATAAGAACCTAGTGGTCACCGGCACGGACTACGTGGCTGTATGGGACATGACGAAACAAGAGTTCAAAGCACTCTTGGTTGGCATGACAGCCAAGAGCGTCAACCTGAGTAATGCCGTCAGGATCCTTCTGAAGATAAATAGCGTGTGGGAAAAATATCCACGCGCCAAGTCCGCTCGCGAAGCCTACAGAATGGCAGGACTGCCACTTGACGAAATCGACATCAGTGACGTGGAAGGTCTAGGTTGAGAGGCTGGCCGAATCTTGAAGATCAACCATTCCCACTGTCGCACTTCACTGGGCGTTCAGTAGTACTGCATTCATTCACGTACGATCCGGCACCTCATGACTGTGGTCGATTCGCCTCAGCAAATGGAAAAATCACCATGAAGTTGATCGACATAGCTCGCCAGAAAAACTTCAACTGTGTCATAAGCCACAATCTCTTAGTAAATCGCAGAATCAGTAAGAGACTTCTAAGCGGAGATGATACAGAACTATGGGTCAACGTGGCTTGGGACGACGAATACCCGAAACTTCTGGTAATCAATGACTTAGATGCCGATCAAGTAGCTGTTCTCAAGTTGGGATTGAAGTTACAACCAGTAAAGGGGAACATCATGCCAGGAGGGAAGGATCCCGGTCCATCCATCAAAAAACCCGACGCTGTCGCTGAGAAGATTCTCAAGCGACCATGCTCAAACCCCCGTTGCGTCTTGAACTACGCCCACACTGGGCCTTGTCTAACTGAGGGTCCAAGTGCCGGAAAATAAGCCCTGCAAGCTGTGGCCTGGCGCTCACAGCAAGGCTGGCTACGCCCAGACCTACCACGATGGAAAGGTCTGGTACGTCCACCGGTTGGAGTTCCTGCGCCACCACGGGTACCTGCCCAAGGTGGTGCGGCATTCCTGTGATAACCCTGGCTGCTGGGAAATCACCCACCTCCTGGGAGGCACCTACAAGGACAACTCCCAGGACATGGTTAACCGGGGTCGAAGCCACGGGCACCTCAAGCTGACCCCTCAGGACGTGGAGGAAATCACCAGGCGATACCTCGCCGGGGAGAAGCCAGTCACCATCGCCCATGACTTCAACCTCCACAAAAACTACGTGTACAAGCTGGTTGGAAAAACACACCCAGAGGTCGTTCGGTCTCGTGTGGGGAGAGGAAGGTGGAACTATGCCCAAGGGGAAGAGTCCCGGTCCTAGCGTTCTCAAGCCCGACAGCTATGAAGCCCTCAAGGAGAAGGGTTTTTCCAAGAGCAAGGCGGCTGCCATCTCCAACGCCCAGGCCCAGGGCAAAGGCCGGCGCCACGCCATGGGGGAAAAAGCAGCCACCACCAGGGAAACTGGGCGCAAGCCCATGTCCAAGACCGGCGAGGCCAAGCCCACCAAGAGCAAGTTCAACAAGCCAGAGAACAGAGGGAAGTAATGCAGCGAAGGCCGCGACCACTACGACGGGATCTGCTCAACACCGATCACGTCTATCTGCACAGGGATCCTCATGACACTGAGGAGATCGCGGCCGAAATAGCCCTCACTGATTCACAGGAGAACCGTAGGAATATATTGCGGGCGCTGGTAAGGGCAGGACGTAATGGGCATACCGACACCGAGCTAGAGAGGATCACCGACCTGCCTCCCAACACCGAGAGACCACGCCGTGTTGAACTAGTTGATTGGGGGTACGCAGAGGATTCCGGCATGAGGCGCCCTCATCTGGAGACTGGTAATCCCACCATCGTGTGGTGGCTGAATGAGAAGTCACTGGAGATACTTCGTGTGAAGGGGCTAGGACCACTCCTTCAGGAATCAGACAAAATCAGGGCGGGGAAAAAACCCCCACCACCGCGACGACTCGTCAGAGTAGGAGGATCTAATGGCAACAGCGAAGAAGGAGCCGTTCGGCGGCAAGAAAGCCACACCGTTCGGGAGCAAGAAGGAAGACGAGAAGGCCAAGAAGGCGCCAGCCAAAAAGACCACGGCCAAGAAGAAGTGAACGAGTGGCGACTCATTCGGACATCCAGACGGTCATAACCGAGATCAACAAGGAGTTTGGCCCCGAGACCGTGGTCTGGGGCAGCCAGATCCGGTATTCCGATCTGCCCCGGATTTCCACCGGGAGCTACAGCCTGGACATGGCCCTGGGGGGCGGCTGGCAGACCAACGCCTTCCACGAGCTATACGGCGACGAGTCCAGCGGCAAGACCACCATCATCCTCAAGACCATCGCCGTCCAGCAGGCCCTGAACCCCGACCACGTCACCTTCTGGGTAGCTGCGGAGGAGTTCGTACCGGGCTGGGCACGAGACCTGGGCTGCAACACCGACAAGATCCTGGTCATGCAGACCAACATCCTGGAGGAGGCGTGCAACGCCGCCATCATGGTTCTGGAGAGCAGAACCGCCGACGTTCTGGTCATCGACTCTATGCCGGCTCTCTCGCCCATCTCAGAGGGCGAGGGCACCATGGACGACACCCAGGTGGGCCTCGCCGCCAGGCTCATCGGGAAGTTCTTCAGGAAGAGCTACACGGCCATGAAGCGGTCCCTGGTGGAGGACGATAGGCCCGTGACCTGCTTCGTTGTCAACCAGTGGCGGGAGAAGATCGGTGTTCTCTTTGGGGATCCCCGCACCACCCCAGGGGGACGGGCCAAGAACTATTGGTTCACCACCAGGATCGAACTCAAGCGCGACGACTGGCTCACAGAGGGGGACCGGAAGAACCAGCGGAAGGTGGGCATCACCGTCAAGGCCCTGACCAAGAAGAACAAGAGCTACCCACCCGAGCGGACAGCGGTCTTCGATTTCTACTTCGACCACAACGGGGCCGGCATCACCCCCGGCAGCTATGACGCCGCCAAGGAGTTGGTCACCATGGCCGTCCTCTACGAGGTGTTCCAGATCAAGGGCAGCTACTACCACCTGGGCACCGAGTCCTGGCATGGCCGTTCAGCCCTGGAAGAACAGGCACGATGGGACTTGACTCTGCAACAGAAGCTGCGGGATGCTATCCAGAACCACGTAGCGAAGGGTGTTCGTCACGAGGAGTCCCGTCCCTCCCCGCGCCGGCTGACAAGGACGAAGACGAAGTCATGAGGGCGGGGGGTCGCCGCATCCTGCTGTCAAGGCAGCAGGAGCAGAAGGGAATGGAGCGGTTTGGCGGTGTCACGAACCCGCGTTCTGGTGCGCGTTGGGACCGTAAGAACGACGGTCGTACCGCCACCGAGCTTGTCGAGTTCAAGCGCACTGACAACCGTCGCTCCATCACCCTCCTCTTTGACGACCTCATCGCCCTCTACCGTCACGCCCTGGCAGAGTCTCGCCGCCCTGTTCTCGTCTTTGAGCTTGGTGGAAGGGAGTGGGTCGTACTCCCAGAACCCAGTTATCACGAACTGGTTCTACGTGGACCGCCAGCAGGTACTGCCGGCCATCTACG